TACATATACACCCATAAGGAGGCTCTACGCCTGGGTCGGATTCATTACCTTGGTCTTTCTGGCGACTAAGGCAGTTATCTGGCTCTTTGTAGCGCATCAAGTCCTTGCAATGTACGGGTATTGAGTTAGCTCATCACACCCACCATGCAAGAAGAAAAAAAGCAGAACTTGATACCCAATAGTACGCAGGTCCCAAACTTGATTCTGGATTTGCTGATCCCTCAAATTCCCGAGGGAGAAGCGCGCTGTCTTTTATACATCTGCCGCCGGACATTCGGTTTTCATAAAGAAGAAGACAACATCAGTTTTACACAATTTCAAAACGGCATCAGAACAAGCCAGGGAAGATTGCTCGACTTGGGTACAGGAATGTCTCGACCAGCGGTTAATAACGCACTCCAAAACTTAAAAAAGGCGGAGGTAATTTTCGTGCAAAAAAGATCGATGGGGAATCGATATCGACTCAATCTCGAAATAGATGTGGATAAAGTAGTAAACGTAATTAACCAGTTAAGAAAGTTAACCGGAAGTGGTAAACGAAGATTACCAAAAGTGGTTAACGAAGTTAACACACAAAACCTAGTGAAAAAAGAGAAACCTAGTATTAGGGACCCTGTGAATAAGTTATCCACAGAAATGAGGAAACTCACCGAAAAGATGACCATTAATCGCTTTAAGCACTAACAACAAAAATGAAATCAAACACAAATACAAAATACACTTTGAAAGGTCGAAATTATCAGTCAGTAATAATAGGCAACTAATGAAATATCTTAGCCTGTTTTCCGGTATAGGCGGATTCGAGCTAGGAATTCTTAACGCGCATGTGGAAGCAACTCACAGAAAGGCGAACAGAGGAGGCAAAGCAACTGAGAAGACTCGGGGTGGTAAAGGATACTCGGAGTCTGAAGGTTCTGATCCCAAGGGACGACGAGCTCGCCAACACAATCACATCGGCGGCTCACGACAAGAACCGTTTACTTGCGTGGGTTACTCCGAAATCGACAAATACGCCGTTGAGATTTACCAAAAGCGATTCCCTGAACATAAAAACTATGGAGACATCACAAAGATCAAGCCAAGTAAGCTGCCCGATTTCGATTTACTGGTCGGAGGATTTCCGTGCCAGGCTTTCTCGATTGCTGGAAAAAGAAAAGGCTTCAAAGACACCAGAGGTACACTCTTTTTTGACATCGCACGCATTCTCAGAAGTAAAAAGCCAAGGCTTTTCGTTTTGGAGAACGTCAAAGGACTGCTATCTCATGACAGTGGCAATACTTTTAAGACCATTATCTCCACGCTTGCAAAATTGGGGTACGACATTCAGTGGCAGGTGCTTAACTCTAAGAATTTCGGAGTCCCTCAGAATCGGGAGCGCGTGTTCATTATTGGACATCTTAGAGGAACAGCCAGACCAAAAGTATTTCCTTTCACCGAAAACAACAGCGAGGATATTGTCCTACCAACCATCACGACACGAGTTACCGCCGACTCAAACGGAACTTATGTTGGTAAAAGATCGCCACGTCAAATAATTGGGTCCAGAAGCCAAGGCGACCGAGTGTATGACCCAAGTGGCATTTCGGTCACTCTGGCGTCCCAGGCAGGCGGTCTGGGGGCAAAAACAGGCTTATACGCTGTGAAGATCAAGGAGGCAACAAAGAAGGGTTATGCCGAAGCGAGACCTGGCCAGGCGATAAATCTGGCGGTCCCAAACTCGAAGACAAGGCGAGGGCGAGTAAGTGATGTAGCGCAGACATTGGACACGAGTATGCAGCAACACACCCTGACTCCTGACATGAAAATACGCAGACTCACTCCGAGGGAATGCGAACGACTTCAAGGTTTCCCCGATGGGTGGACGGATGGCGTTAGCGATTCGCAGAAATATAAGACCTTAGGCAATGCTGTGACAGTCAATGTGGTCGAAGTGATTATCAGAAAAATAATCTCCTCACTTTGATGCCATGCAAAACATTAATAATCCTCGTCACAAACTGGTCCCTCAACAGATTCAAGAATTGCAAAGGCTTTTCGAAGATGAGGGCTGGAGACTTAATTGGCTCTCGGTATTTTTCAAAGTCCATCGGAGCTCAATCATTTTCCACATTCGTTTCAATGGTTGGGTCCGACGCATGAAGGTGCTCAGGCACATGCCCAAAGAGATTGCTGAAATATATCGGTTGAGAAGAAAGCAGAAATACGAGAATAAGTTCAGAGGGTCCTACGATTACATCAAGCGATCGGCCGAGCAGAACAGGATCAACAGTTGCGTGCATATCAGGTGGGTCAAACGATGCAGTCTCTGTGGCGAAATCTTAGGATCAGATGCCACACATAATCATTAATTAATTTAAATATTTATGAAAAAACAAAAAGTAAAAACAGAAGTGAAGCATACCCCGAATCCGATCAATCTCTCGGCTCGTTTTCTCACCGCTCGTCCCGATTTGGTAAGCGCTTGGATTATTGGAGCACACAGTCTCATTGCCATCTTCAAATCAGAACATCGGGAAGGAATCATCGCATACCTTGAGACGGTCCAAGGAGAGTTCTTTTCAGCACTTCGCCATCACTGGGAAAAGAAATACCCAGACCAGAAGCTTACCTACACGTTCGGCACGATCTGTCGGAATCGAAAAGGTATGGAGCGTTTGGTAATCGGCATTCAACCAACAGAAAAGAAGAAGCCAGCATATGAGTATATCGATGATGATGGAAAGGTCGGCGCCTGCAATGAATCGAGCATGGTGGGCTGGATGGAAAAATAAATCAAGCGATGAATGAGAAATTGCAAAAAAGAGAACCATATCGACCACTTTCGGTCCCTGAAAAGGATCTCTTATTTGCGATGTATGACAAGCACAATGGCAACATGATGGCGATGTCGAGAGACCACGACTGCCAATTTAGGGCAGATAGTCAGATACGCTATTACGCCAAACTCTACTATTTCCACGACCGATTTATCGAAATAAAGCGGAAAAGAGCGGAAAAAGTGCTCAATTCTCTCAAGGATTCGAAGATTTTAGCCATTCAGCAAGCCATACATCTTATCGAGACACGTCAGATTCCACTCAAGAATAAACAGGGAGACCTGATATTGGATGCCGATGGTCAACCAATGTTTTATTCCATTAGTCCCGACCATAAGGAAATAGAGATGGCTTGGAAAATCATTAAGACCGAGTTGGGTGAGCCTACGACAATCGGTAAGCATGACCACACATCAAAGGGTGAGCGAATAAGAAGCTTGGTCGAATTAAATGAGAAAGAATCAGAGGATCATGAGTCAATATTTAAACGAGATGATAAACAAACAACCGACAACAATATTGAAACCCGTGACAGCGGAGGGGTTAAAGACTCTCCGGATGGCACGGAAGGAGGCGCGTACGAAACACGCTAAAGAGCATTTCGGTTACTTCCTCGCATATTACTTGCCTCATTATGTGAGGACTGAATTTGCTCCGTATCACTACGATATGATGGGCGACTTTCATGATTTGGTGGAGATGAAAATAAATGAGCTTGCTTGGTTCATGTACCGAGAAAGTGCCAAAACAAGCTTTGCCAAGGGTGGCATTCTCTATCTTCTCGCATATGGCTTAGCTGAGTATCCAAACGTCGACTCTCTCGATGGTGATAACAGCGAAAGAATCCTCTATGACGTTACTTGGGAGCTTCAAACAAATAAAAGATTCATTAATGATTTCGGAGAATTACATGTCGGTAAAAGAAATCAAGATCAGGTGAGCCAAAAGCGAGTCTCAAACTTCGTCACTAATCCACTCTACAAGGAGGATGGAACGATCGAAAGAATTGGTGCTCGAGTTGAAGCTCACACGACAAATGAAGATGCTCGAGGATTCCAACATAACAGCAAGCGTCCAGATTTCCTATTGCTAGATGACTTTGAGACGAAGAAAAGTGTACGTAGCGAAGTGATGACAAAAGCTGTTCGAGATCATATCGGAGAATTTAAGGGAGGCATTGCGAGCGAAGCCCAAAGAATTCTTTATTTAGGTAACTACTTCAGTGAATACGGAAATATTCAAAGCATTATTGATCGAGCTGACCACAATCCAAAACTCCGAGTAAGAATCGTTCCAATCTGTGAGGGAAGCTTGGGAGATTTACATGAACCCACATGGCCTCAAAGATGGGTTCTAACTGATAAGGAAGCAGAGCTTACTGGTAAGGCAAGCATCGAATCGAAACAGCGAAGCATGTGGACACCAGAAGAAGGTGACACTGACTTTCAGGCTGAAATGCTTTGTCAGCCAATCGATGAGACCAAGACAATATTCAAGCGTGAATGGTTTATGCCTGTCGCCTGGGATGCACTCATGCAAAAGAAACTTGCAGCATACGTGACTATCGATACTCCGAGTAGAAAAGAAGATGGTGGAGTCAGCAAAGATGGAGACTTTGTAGGTATCTGCGTGAATTGGGTCGATAGAGAGGGCAAATGGCATCTGAAAGCATGGAGGGAAAAACTTGGTCCTACTGCCATCATCGAGAAGATGTTCGGAGTCTATAACTTCCTGATTCAGGCAGGTACGCCACCCATTAAGTTTGGATGGGAAGATACCGCATTCACTCGTGGGCTTGAGCCGATGCTCAGACATGAACAGAGAATGCGTCAGACATTTTTACCCCTCATGTGGCTCAAACATGAAGGGAGATCAAAACAAGATCGTATCCGTACAGGATTGCTATATCGGTACGAAACTAGAAGCATCTATCATCTCGAAGGTGAATGTAGAGACCTTGAAAATGAACTCGTTCGCTTTCCCGATGCGGAACATGACGATACAAGCGATGCAACTGCCTATCAAAGCGATATCGCACGTCCTGCCGGAGTAGAAAAGCCTCGAGAGGCTAGACCTGAGAGAGTGATGGAGACTGCATACGGAAAGGTAAAGCCTGCATACGAGGATGAATTGGTCGATGAAGGTCCTCAATACCCTGACATAGGCATCTAAACAAAAGTAATGCACGCAATTTTGCATTTTCTAAAGCACATACTGACACCAATATGGCATTAGCCCACTATAAAACAAGAGACGCGCTTTCAACTCAAGCTCTCAAGGAGATTGATTACTCGTATCGATACAAGAAAGCTCGAATGAGCTCTTGGAATAAGAACGAGGACATGATGAATCCTGATCGCACTAGTCCTGCGGTCGTCTCTCCGTATGGAGGCAATACTTTTCAGCAAGCAGGTGATACTCGAGCCCAAGTACCTCTCTACAAGATGCACGGATTCGTACATACGATTCTCTCAAAAATCGATAGTCCACTTACATTTAAATACATAAAGGGTGAATCAGCAGATTTGAAGAAAGCGAAGCTGATGAATGCGATCAAGGATAAAGATTCCAAGACAGGGCGTTGGAATTTTAAAGACCTGATGGGCAAGCGAGACGCAGCTATTTATGGTCGAACGATTTATTTGTACATGACTCGAAATGATAAGAGCGTGTACAAGAGTCTTCTCAACTTGATTGACCCAAAAGACTTTCTTATCGATCCTGACGTAGGCGGACTATGCACTGAGGAAGAAGATGGAAGCGGAGTTGAGAAAGCTGCATACCTCGGATGGTGGAATACCAAGCTCACTCGAGCTCAGCTCACTCAAGGAATCAAAGATGGTATTTACTACAAGAAAGTCGTAGAGGATTTGCTTGATGGAGGGGGAAACAATACCACCAAGACCCAACAAGATATCGATAAGGATAACAGAAAGATCAATGGAGCTCCTCGAGAGCGTTTCAAGAATGAGAATCAATTTATTTTTTATACATGGATAACGACTGACGAAAATGATGATCGATACTATCTTGTACTCACTCCATCAGGCGATTGCATACGATGCGAAAAATGGGTAGATATTCGAAAGAGTGGAAAGTATCCAATCTGGACATGGGCAGCATTCCCTGATCCTCGAGAATTCTGGACACCATCATATTGCGATTATGCACGAGGTATCTTTATGGCCCAGGAAAAAAGTATCAATCAGTCACTCGATAACTCTGAACAGATTAATCGTCCTCAGACGGCTGTGAACGTCGACTATGTGCGAAACCTTGCTCAGGTTCGCTATCGAAAAGATGGTTATATCGAGATCGAAGGAAACATTGATGTGAACAAAGTTCTTCAGACACGTCAGACCCCACCCATTCAAGGTCCATTTATGGTTTACGACAAGCTCGAGACGATTGTTGAGGGTGAAAGTGGTGTGACAGCAGGAGTCAAAGGAGTCGGTAACGAAGATACTCTCGGAATATACGAAGGGAATATTGCACAAGCAGGTGATCGATTTGGACTTTTGAATAAGAGCTATGCCGAAGGCTACTACCGATTTGCTGTCCTTCACAAGGAAGGTGTCATGCAGGATTTAAAAAAGAAAACAGCAGTTCAAATTCTCGGTCCTATGGGTCTCGAAATTGAGATGGTTACGTCTCGAGACCTGAAACCATATAAAAATGACTACGACATTCTTGTCGAATCAAGCAGCGCTGAAGCGCAGAATAATGCAGCAGAAAGCAAGAATAAAATCACATTCCTTAGTGAATATAAGGGAGATCAAACAATCAATCAGAAAGTTTTATTCGAAACCCAGGCCACTATCGCAGGTGTAGACGACGATACAGTCAAACGACTTCTTGATACGAGTGACTATGATGCAATCGAAGTAGTAGCCCAAGCTGATGAGGCGTTTCAGCTTATCATCGGAGGACATAAAGCTCCTTTCTACAAGGATGCAAATACAGCATTCCTGCAAAGACTGCATGATCTTTCTGATAAGTACGATCACGAACTTACTTCCGAACAACACAGTGCAGTATTTGCCTACATCGAGCAGATAACGCCGATCGTAGAGCAAAATGCGGCACGTTCGGTTGTAGCACAGGCAGCAAAACAAGGCATGATCAGCGGTCCTGGCGGTGCGGTCGATATTACACCTCCTGACGATAAGGTTGATCCTGCTATGCGAGGTAATCCTGTAGCAGATGTGGCAAAAACCGCATTATTAACAAAATAATTACAATAAATTTATGTCTGAATCAAACAATGTTAAATTCGTAGAAGCTAATGGCAAGTGGCTATGGAAGCGCTACGACGAACAAGGATCAGTTACTTATAAAAGTCCTGAGTTCGATACAGAGCGACAAGCTCGTGAGGATTATGAAGCAAATGGAGGTGAGACGCAGGCCACTCCATCAGCTCCTACTACTGAAGCTTCAGAATCACAGCCAACCGATGCAGGTAATGTCGTTCCCGAGGGAGAAGTGAGTGCTGGTAGTGCTTCAGGCGAAGTATCACAGCCAGCCGCTGACCAAACTGTCTAATCCAATGCTCAAGTTCACCTACAAAATCAAAAAGCGAGCAAAGGATAAAGGGGATTTTCGTATTACCAAGCATGGGCAGATGGCGGAGTTCTCTTTGCGTGAACTTTATCGAAATATCGAACAGGTTCGCAAGCAGGCAAAGGAAATGGAGGCTAATGCAAAGCTTCAGGGAGCTCTCGCAGAGAATATTCGCAGAGCTAATCCTGATCTTGTCGCATACATGAAGAAACTATCGCCTAAAAAACGTCACGCTCTCATTATGCTTTCTATTCAGGAAAATAAAGCAAAGCAATTCAAGGATCAAGAAAAGGATGCAAAAAGGATTCTTCGAATGATTACAAGCGAGGACAAAGAAGTCCGTAACCAACTAAAGCTATGAACGAAACACCCGAAGAAAAAGAACCTGAGCTCACTGGTCCGCACAATGCCGATCAGGAAGTAGACCCAGAGAAACAAGCAGCAGAAGAAGCTGAAGTTGAGGAGCTCAATGACGCAATCGATGTCACAAGTGATCTCGTCTCATGGTCTAAAACTCCTGCCGGTAAGGACACGATAGAACGTCTTCAAACTGAATCTCGCAAGGCAATGAATGAACTCTTTGCTGTTCTTCATGACAGTCCAGAGCTAGGAAAATTGATATCAGTTGTAGCTCGATTCGAAGCGTCAGTACAGATGCTCAGACGATTTATCGGAGCTGATGAAGACTTGGATACCTTGCTCGAGGAGCTTGCAAGAAAGCGTCCCAGTGCAGCAGCTAAGGTTGCAAAATAAAGAAAAGATAAAGAAAAAGTAAAGTATTTATCAAGAAATAATCACTGGGAAACTGGTGATTTTTCTATTGCAAAAGTAATGCACGCAATTTTGCATTTTTCATACATCAAACTATCAGCATAGAGGGGCCAACCTCTTATTAATAAAAAGGTTAATGCGCTAATGCTCTGCGTTCCACAATCGAGCATCAATGGGGCGAAACCATTGAAATATAAAACGTATGCCAAAACCACATCAGGAAGCAGCGCCCTCTGACGATAAGTCAGGAAAAGCTGCAGGGGAATCTCAGCCAGCCGATAAGGGTGGCAAGAAAGATTCAGACAACCCTTCAAATGGTCAATCGATTGCACAAGTTGCAGGAGCAGAAGGTGATTCTAAAGGAGGTAAGCCTAAAGAAGGCGATGAGAAAGAAAATCTAATAGTAGACCTCAAGAAAGAGAATCGTGAAATGAAAAAAATGATCCGTGACGAGGTCATTCCTACCATCAAAGATTTGCAACAGCAGATCAAGAAAGGAGGTACAAGTGCCGATGATGCTCTCGATGAGCTCGACGCACTCGCCAAAGAGTGGGAATTGCAGCCGAAGTTTGTACAAAAGCTTGCAAGCATCCTTCTCAACAAGTCCAAGAAGCAATTCGAAGACGAGTACCTTTCAGATATCAAAGACATCAAGAAGAAGACTGAGGATCAGTCTAAGGAGATCAACAATGCTCAGATCACTTCGGCAATTTCGAAAGAATTTGACCGGGTGATAGCTGATAACCCCGATCTTGCCAAGGTCGCCAAAAAAGAAGCCGTGAAAAAGTACATCATGTCGAGCGAGGAAAACCTCGGTCGTACAATGGAGGACATTCTCGAGGAACTCTATGGTGACTCTGAAAAGCCAGCACCAGGCATGGAAGGCTACAGCTCTCAGGGGAGCAATCATCAGAAGGAGCCAGACTATAAGGCTCCGAGCGAAGATGATCACAAGCGCATCGCTCAGTCTCGTGAGAAAGGAGGTCAGGAATTCGAGAAATATCAGGAAGGCCTGATTGATCGCCTGACTCACCGCTCACGTCATCGAAAGTAATTGATTTCTGAGAGGGTAAATTTATTCGCTTAATTTTATTCCTCTCATGTTAGCAGTATTCAAAGAACAGTTCGATAACGCTTATCAAGCGGTCTTCGACAAAGTGCTTGTGGCGATGGAGATTGCCAATACACGTCTTGAAAAGAAACTCGACTATGGTTCGAGCGTCAAGCGTGTGAAGTATTCTCTCGCACCGATTCGTATTCGTAACATTACGATCGGCGTGAACCGAACCATTGACCAGCTCAATGACTCCGGTGAGACCCTCTTGGTTAACAAGAATAAGGGTGCAGACTTCCGTGTCTCGAAGAAAGAAATGATTCAGGCAGGCCCACTGAATCCGGCAGAGACAATCGGTGCCGAGGTAGCCAAAAAGCTCTCTCGATATATCGATGCCGACGTGTTCGCTCAGGTAAAGAATGCCCTTCAGACATTCGATACCGGAGACTTGACCACGATGAGTTCGAATGGAACGGCCATCGCTCTTTCCACTACGAATATCCCTCAGCTTCTAGCTCAGGGTCGTGCGAAGCTCAGAAAGGCGAATCAAGACCTTACGAGTCTTGCCTTGGTTCTCGACAGCTACGGAGGCTCGATTATCGAGCAGTACGTGATGTCAAAGAACATCGACCTTGCTGCAGCAGCGTTCAAGAATGGTTACGCCGGTCCTGTGGGTGGCGCCGAGTTGTACCTTTCCGAGAACCTTCTCGCAGAAGCAGTGATTACTATGTCTGCAAACCCTTCAAACGGACAGACATTCTCAATCAATGGCTTCATTTACACCTTCGTAACTTCAATCGGCTCGACGCCAGGTAACGTCCTGATTGAAGCTGGTGTCGATGCGACCCGAGACAACCTGATTGATGCGATTCATCAGGCGACCGGCACTGCCGGATCGAAGTACATCGTATGGACTGATGTTGATCCTGGATACGATCAGTCCAACTGGGTCGACTTGCAGCTTGCTGCAGTCGATAACGATGGTGCGGACACCATCACCATTACCGGAACTGGTTCAGGTCGTCTTGTATTCGGCGGAAACGCTACGTACACAGCCACCAAGAACCTCGTACACGCTTACTACGGTAAGAAGGGTGCGATCGACGTGGTCATTCAAGACCTTGCCGAAATGGAAATGGTTGATGACCCATACCAGCGAGCAAAGATCATCCGAGCGGATGCTATCTACGGTATATTCACGTTTGCCGATGGAAAGCCTCAGTTCCTCGATGTTCTTCTCCAGTCGTAAATGCTGCACTGACCCGAGCGAAAGTTCGGGCTCAGTGTCAGGCGCAGGGGCTAATCCCTGCCTCTGGCACTGGAAATAAAAATATTATGGCAACACCACTTACAGGACAACAAATCATCGACCGATTCGAACTCTATACCGACGACACAACTGATTTGTCGAGCGATGAAGAGCTTACTCTTGCCAATGACAAGCTTCGTTTGGTGTACATGGAACAGCCGTGGGAATTTCTTCGAAGAAAAAAGAGCGGAGTAGTTGAAAGTGATGGAAAGATTACTCTACCTGCAGACTTCGATGAATTCTTAGAAAACTTTAGTGATGATCCAACGATAGGTGAGCCGATCATGCGAGTGCTTTATATTGGAAGTCAAAAATCTCCGTACCTAGTGGTCCCAATGGGCCAAAGAAATGCTAATAACTTTAGCAATGTCTGTTGGATTGATCCATCAGACGGAAAAATAAACTTCTCACAAAATCCTGGCACTGGTGCTGCATATGAATATGACTACAAGACAAGTCCTGATGATATTGCAGTAGGTACATCTCCAAAACTTCCTGCCGAATATCATCCAATGATTGTCTTCTTAATGCTTATAGACGAAGAAATTATCAAGAAGTCAGAAAAGGCTCGTAGCAACATGCAGGATAATGCCGTCCAGTATCAGCGCTACCTAAAGAACCTAAAACTCCGTGATGCGAGATTTAAACTTTCATAATATATGGCAGATCATGAAATCAAAAAATTTGCATCAGGGGTACACAATCGTGAAGACAATGAAGACACGCCTAAAGACAGTGCGAAGGGGTCTTTAAATTAACTGACAATTGATGGAAGGATCGAAT